TAGACAGCCAAAGCGGCGTAAAAACTAAAATGTACGGTGATGTAACAATGCAGGGATCATTTACACCTCCTATTCTGACACAAGCAGACATAGACGCACTAACACCTACATTAGGTATGATGGTGTATAATACAACAACAGGAAAGTTCCAAGGGTATGCAGCGGACGCAAATAACGATAGCACAACTGGTTGGGCTGATTTACACTAAATATATAAACAACAGGATTTGACGAATGGCTAATAGATTTCCACTAATACTAGATACAACAGACGGTAATAAGATTAAAGAAATACCAGATGGTGACAATCTAGATCTTACAAATACTAGTATAACAAGCGTTAATGACATAACCTCAGCAGGCACTATCAGAGCACAAGAACTGCTAGTTAGAGGAAACACTATTTCTCCTGTGAATTTTTCAGATTTAGTTGACACTCCTGCTACTCTTGCTGGTGCTGCAAATTATTTTGTAAAAGTGAATGCATTAGGTAATGCTATAGAATTTAGACCATTGACAGATCTTGGAACACTAAATGTAGATAATATTATATCTGCAGGTGATTTGACACCAAGTGTAGATGGCGCAGGAAATATAGGTACAGATAGTGCTAAATGGTCAAGAATTCGTGCAAACCAATTTGTTGGAGATCTTGTGGATCAAAGCGGGAGTGTTGTTTTTAATTCCGCTACCGGACTTATAACTTATGCAGCAATACAAGGTGTGCCACAGTTCTTGTCAGAATTTACTGATGATATAGGATATTTACGAACAGTAGATCTAGACGATACTTTAAGTTCGCTTTTTGGTTCTGAACCATTTACATCCGATATTAAAGGAAGTGTGGTAGCAGACGACTCAACAGTAATCATCGACGGTGTTGCAGGATTAGTTGTTGGTGATATACAAAATCAAAACACTGAATCTGCCAATATAGTAGCAGGCGATTTAACAGTTACGAATGTAGAAGTAAGCGGTACTTTTGTATTTAATGGTGCTCAGGCAGTTGGTTTAACAATCTTAGACAATATCAAAGGAGTAGGAGGACTTACACTAACTACCGACGGAACTCTTGCTGAAGAATTGATTAACATAACACCTGCGCTTGCAGATGGCGAAGTTAATATTGACGCAAACAAAATTAGGCTGCTAGGCGATGTTTCATCACCTATAACAGCAAGCGGTGGTTTTGTAGGTGATCTAACCGGATCTGTTGTGTCAGATAATAGCACAGTTATAATTGACGGTGTAGCAGGTAAAATTGTATCGCCAAATGTTACTGGAACAGCTACTTTTGAAAATAATGTTGTTGTTGTAGGCAACTTGACTGTACAAGGTACAACAACAGAAATTAATAGTTCTACACTAACTGTAGATGATCTTAATATCGTAGTTGCAAATGGTGCAGCCGATGCTACAGCAGCAAATGGTGCAGGCTTAACTGTAGACGGAGCAGGAGCTAATCTAACCTATTCTAGTGCAGACGATAGATGGAATTTTAACAAAGAACTTAATATTGCCAGGGTACACGGAAACGTAACAGGAGACATTACAGGAAACGTTACAGGAAATTTGACAGGAGACAGTGCTGGAACACACACAGGTCCTGTGGTAGGTACTGTATCAGGTGAGCATATTGGCTATCAAACAGGAGATATGACAGGGAGTGTTTTTGCTGACGATAGTACTTTACTTGTGGATGCAATCAATGGTTTAGTTGTAGGAGATTATTTAAATACAGCCCCCGATAATTCATTTTTTGAGATTAAGAGCCTAGCTGATACAACATATCTAGAAAAGACAAATGGAAAACTTGTTATAAACGGCACTGCCGCAGATGTTTATCTAACTTCGACAACTGATTTATACATTGGTACTGGAACAACTAATAATGTAATAATCGGACATGTAGGTAATACTATAGAATTTCCAGGTACAATAAATTTAAATAGCACCACAGTAAATAACGCTTCATTTGATTTAACAGGTAATATCGACAATACTACACTTGCACTAGGCTCAACAGCAGTAACAATTAACATTGGTAATGCAACAAGCACAACTAATATTGCAGGTACTGTAAGTTTTGATACAGCATTAGTGGCAAATAATATCACATCTGATGATAGTATTACGCTTAGAACAGACGGAAACACTAGTAATGAAGCTATAAACATAGCGCCACAAGGAACAGGAAATACAATAAATCTTACATCACAAAACATAAGATTCTTTGGTCCTATTACAAATAATGTAAACTTTGCAGGTGGACTAAATGGTGATCTAAACGGATCAGTATATGGCGATGATAGTACATTACTTATTGATGGTGTAAATAGTAGTATATCTGCAGGAAATTTGACTGGCTCACTGCCCGCAATAGATGGATCTAACCTTACCGGAGTTGTTGCAAGTTCAGTTGATTTTTCAAATGTATCAAACACTCCAACCACTATTGCAGGTTATGGAATAATTGATGCAGCAACATCTGCACAAGGCGCACTTGCTGAAACTGCTCTTCAAGACGGCGATTCTTTTGATGTTAGAGGATCAGTGTTTGCAGACGACAGTTCATTGTTAGTAGACGCAATAAATGGTGAAATACCAGGCTACGTAAAAATAACAGATTTGAAAACAGCATTACAAGACGGTGCAGGAGATTATGCAGCATTTAAGTCTTGGGTATTAGCAAATCTATAACGGAGAAATAAATGGCTATAGAATTAATAAACATAGGGCAAATAGCAAATGATGGCACAGGTGATGATCTGCGTGAAGCATTTATTAAGGTTAATAGGAATTTTGAAGATTTAGATTTACGGGACAACGAAAAAACAACTGTAACAAACCTAGGAACAGGTGAAGGTATATTTGATAATATCTTAAACTTCGACATTAGATTAAAAAGTATTTCTGCAGGTGACGACATAAGTGTTACTAGTACACCTGAAGGTGAAATTGTAATAAGCAATACGAAAAATACATTTTCTCAAATTGACATTAACACAGAAGATGGCGAATATGCAGTTCAACCGGGCCGGAAACTTAACATATATGGTTTTGAAGGCATAGACACTTATGTGCAAGATAACGCAGTGTATATTAAAAATACTGCTAGAACAAAACTACAAGCAGATAGAGATCCAGTATTAGGTGGTAATTTAGACGCAAATGCTTTAGATATAAATGCTGTAAATGTAATCACTGCAAACAGTTTTGTAGGAACCTTAACTGGTAATGTGGTAGGAACGATCAATGGTTATGACCCTGCAAGCATTGCTCCTTATTTTGATAACTATTTTGATTTTGGTGAAATGGGTCGTACTGTAAACGGCATCATAGACTGGTTAATAGAAGATGCAGATGTAGACTTTGGCACATTTTTACTTCCAGATCCAAGGACAATAGAGCTCGGTTCAATAGTATAACACACGATAAATACTGTTACAAAAGGAAAACGATATGGCAGAACCTGGCAGTATTTGGACAGTAGGCACTGGCAAAAAAATACAAACACTAATTGAACGAAAAGAGGTAAGTATTTTACTACCTCTAGTATCTAGTCTTAATAATCCTACAGTAGATTTAATTGCCGGTACTTTACCACGAGGATGCAGAATAGAAGGGTTATATATCAAAGGCACTGCATTAGAAGTTACTACTGATACCTCTTACAAGTTTACGCTTAGGGCATTTGCAGATGATGTATTTGAAGATAGAACCTTTGAAATTATTGTAAGTGGCCCAGATAGTCCTACATGGATAACTAATGAAGGTTTATTACCTGTAGGTTCAAATAATCAATTGTTTATATTGGATAATGTTTTAATTGATTATCAACTCTTAGCAACAGATCCTGATTTAAGTGCAGGGGATGTGCTTGAATATTTTATTGCAGAAGGTGACGGAACACTACCTCCTGGAATAAGTCTTACCACAGACGGTCGATTAACTGGTATTGTCGAGCCTCTATTAGCCTTAGATCAACGCACCGAAAGAGGTGGATATGACGCTGCTCCATATGGCAATCTCCCAATAGATTTTGCCACGCTCTCAAATAACGGATATGGTAGTTATTTTTATGATAGTGAAGTTTTTGATTACAACCTTCCAACTAATCAACCAAAAAAATTAAATAGATATTATCCTTTTAGAGTAACTGTTACAGATGGGGATACCTTTACAACTAGAGACTTTAAAATTTATCTAGTAGGTGATGACTATTTAAAATCAGATAATACTATTATGCAAGCAGGCACAGGTGTTTTCACCTCGGATGCTACAAATGTAAGAACACCTGTCTGGCTCACGCCGGCAGATTTAGGATTCAAAAGAGCTGATAATTATGTTATAATACCTATAGAAACTATAGAAAATGACACACTAGAAGGCGTAGTCAGATATACGCTCGAAGATATTAATAATGATAACACTCCAAGCATCCTTCCTGATGGTTTGCAATTAGACTATCAGACTGGAACATTATATGGAAAGGTTCCTTATCAGCCTGCTGTTGTGAAAGACAATAAATTTACAATCCGTGCTACAAGACTTACATTCGATTTAGAGACAGTAGAAATTTTTGGTACCTATTATGAAGATGTGCTGTTAGGTGCCACAAGTTTTAAAATATTCAAGACAGACCTTACCGGAGCAATAGACGGGGTAAATGATTTACTAGAACTGCGAGGCAGACAAATCTTAATAGGAAAAAACTTATATAATGTTATCAATGTAGATGATTCGGATGCAGAATATGACGTAATATTTTTGGATCAAACACTTGCACCTGAGATAAGTTTAATAGTTTCTCAAACCGCACAAACAAGTCAAAGTCATTTCTTTGCAACTCGCTTGGGCCTCAAAGAAAAAGAAAAATACACAGGAAGAACTCTAAAATTAAGTAACACCGAGTCTTATGTCATACAATCTATTGTGCCGTATATAGAATACGATATTGTGCAGATTGCTCCACAAAATGATCCTATCTTTCCCTATGCTGCACCTAGTGATATAGAAATAGGTGAAAACTATTTTGTAGGTGATTATGTAACTTTTGCCACCAATTTGGGCGGAAATGGATTTATATATAGATGTATAGAAGCACACACTACACAAGCCCAGATAGACGAAGATGACGAATTTATACTAGATGCTGATGGAAATCAGCAAATTGTTTTTGAAGTAACCAAATGGACACAAGTAGCAGAATCCTTAGAACAATTAAGTTTAACTAATAGACTAAATGCAACAAAACAGGCGATAGAAAGAAAGTACGGCGGCCCTGTATACATTCAAGCTAAAGATGACACAGTTTGGAATATAAAATTACCGAGCACAAGTTTGACACGTATCAAACAAAATATAAATCAATTTTTCAAAGGTTTAGACAGTACTGATTTCAGGATAGATTTAATTAGAGATAATGAAGACAGAATAGGTTTAGATATTAATTTACAAAAGGTTTTAAATCAAGGACGCAATATAGGAATTGCATTGTTTAAAAACGATTTCTTTAGCAAGAATATTGTAATATCAGAACGAGATGAAGTTGATATTCCTAGTTCATTGAAAACATTTACACTTAAAACCATAGGAGAAATTGAAAGCTCTGTTAGTTGGATTACAGATTCTGACCTAGGAACTATACCGGCAAATTTACCTAGCACACTTTCTATAAAAGCAGAGAGCACAGTACCAGACACTAAAATGATATATAGTATCACAAGTGGTAGATTACCAGAAGGTATGTCTTTAACATATGATGGAGAACTTATAGGTATTCCAAGACAATATGAAAACACAGACGGTAAAGGTTTAACATATTTTGAAAATAATCTAGTTACATGGGATGGAGCATTTCCTGGAATAACTTCGTTTGATAGAAGATTTAAGTTTACAGTTGAAGCTAGAGATAGATTTAATTATACAGCATTGACAAAAGAATTTGAACTTTTAGTAGAAGATAACGAAAACATTAAATTTACAAAGGTATATATGAAGCCAATGCTGAAGGAAGATGAAAGATCTTATATACAATCTTTCACTAGTAATTCAGATATATTTGAACCAGATAAAATTTACAGACCGCAAGACCCTGCATTCGGCATACAAAGAAATTTAGAAATGCTTGTATATGCAGGAATAGAATCAAAAGATATAAAAAACTTTGTTGCAGCAGCAGCAAAAAATCATAAAAGGAAAAAATATACACTAGGAGAAGTATCATCTGCAATTGCAAAATTGCCTGGTACGAATGATATCATATATGAAGTTGTATACATACCAGTGAGCGATCCATCTGGATTAGCAAAGGGTTCTACAGCTAAATCATTTAAAATTAATACCAAAAATAAAATTACAGCTGATAGTTTGTTGTATAATGTAAAAGACGATGTTACAAAACAGGGTGCAGGATATGATGTGCTTCCTATATATGGTAGAGCAACCACGAAGTTTATTGCAATAGACAACGAAACACTAAGAGTTGAGTCAAGAGATAATGTTTTTTACATTGATGCGGATAATAATGATTTTGAAATCATACTAAAAGACTCAGACGGAATAACAATAGAATTGCAAATAACCGATGCTGAACCTTATAAAATAACTCCTGAACCTATTAACACAATTAAAGTAGATTCTGATGCAATTAATATTAGTCAAAGTAAAGACAATTTACGTTACATCAGCAATCTTGATAATATGCGAAAAAATATCTCACAGATAGGAACTACAAAACGTAGTTACTTACCATTATGGATGCGCACTCCTCAAGAAGGATTACAAGAACTAGATTATATTCCAGCCATACCTTTATGCTATTGCAAACCAGGTTATGCTGCAGATATCATTCGCAATTTAAAAGCAGCAAATTTTGATGCTAGAAATGTAAATTACGATATCGATAGATATATAGTAAAATCAGCTAATGACAAAGATAGCGAAACGTTTATAATTTTTGCTAATTATAAATTTAATGTCTAATCAAATGTACGCATACTAAATATAAAATAGATAAATACACTGTACGAGGAAAAATAAATGGCAAGTCAAATAATACCTGAAACAATAGACGCACAATATCCTGTAGCAGGACAAGATAATGATACACAAGGATTTCGTGATAATTTTCAAATTATCAAAACTGCGTTAGAAACTGCAAAAAGTGAAATTACCACTATTCAGGATAATAGAGCAAGATTGGATATTGAAAATAATTTCCAAGGAACTTTGCTGACTGACGGAACACTAAATGCTAGCACTGAATCTTTTACAGCTATAGGTGGTGTTTTAACATCACAAGAACTAAGTTTTACAAATGGTATGTATCAAAGTATTAGATTTGCTGAAGAAGCTGCAGGAACAACTGTAAGTTTTACTCTTTCAAATTTTCCTACTACAGGAGACAGAGTTGCAAAATTTAGAGTGCAATTTTTTGGTGTAGACGGAGAACCAGTTACTGTAACATTTGGTGCTCTAGGCGGCGCCACAATTTACAAATCTCCTAATTTCCCAGGAACACTTCTTATTGATAGCCCTACAGAACCTACAATTATTGACTTTTGGTCTTATGATGGTGGGAATTCATATGTCTTTGCAGAATACATTGGAAGGTTTGCACCTTAATGCACCCTTTGATAAATGATGCCCATACCTTGTCTATCAATGAAATTGAAGATAAGATATTGAAGCTGAATAAAGCATATCATATTTGTCAAAATCAAGAGACTAGGCAACAAATTATACTTGCACTAGATACGTATAAAATTGCCTTGCAAGACAAACAACTAGAGCAAAAGAAATTAGAAAATGAAAATTCTGATGATTCTGGACTTGACAGTTTAATCAAAGTAAGTTAATATATATATGCTTATGAAAACAGACGAACTAGGTATACCACGATTCTCTAATCGCGATCTTATCGATATGATTTACAGCGGTCATATCGATAAATGTCATGTAGTATTGTGCGAACCAAGTGACGATATTGATAAATTTAACGAAGCGTTAGAATCTCAAGGATTAGAAAAATTAAAAAAATATATTGCATAGATGTAAGTCAAAAAGAATTTGATTCTGCTTGTCAAAGTGAATGGTTTATGCCAGACTCTTATAAAAACATGGACATATATTCTTATGTAGAACAAATGTGTAGCACTACAGAAGAAATACAAAGAGTAGATGAAGAGTTTATGGCATACGAAGAAAAAAAACTTTTAGACGTACTTCGGTATATGGTTTATCTTGTAGACTTTATGCGTGAGAATAACATTGTATGGGGTGTAGGACGTGGATCAAGTGTAGCAAGTTATGTTTTATACCTAATAGGTGTGCATCGTATTAATTCAATCCAGTATGACTTGGATTGGCGTGAGTTCTTGAGATAAATATACGTATATTATAGGAGGCAAAGAAATGGCCAAAGGAAGAAAAACTTATAGAAGTATGAGAGGCAAATCAGTTGACATGGATTTGCTAATGAAAAAGAATGAACTAACACCTGCTGTTGGTAATGCTAAAGTTAATGCAAGAGGTGATCAGCTAGGACCTGGCGGATCGATTGTTAAAAAGAGAGAAGATCTAGTACGTGAATATTATGATGTTGCAGGTAAAGTGAAACAATCAAGTGGCACTCCTCAAACAGCGCCTGTGGATGAGACTGAACAAATCGAAACAGTTGACGAAACGCCAAAAAAGACAACGAAAAGATCTACAAAAAAAATTGAACCTGAAGTAGAATTGACTGTAGAAGAACAAGAACTATTTAACGAAGCTGAAACTGATGACATCTGGATAGAAGATGCTGAAGGTAATTTTGTAAAAAAAGGTGAATAATGTCTCAAAATATTAATGCAATTAAAGGTAAACCCCGTGCGATTGGCAATCGTGTATTAGTAACAGATATGTATTTCGGTGAGCAAGTAACCAAGGGTGGAATTATTTTAGGAAACGACGACGGTAAAACAAGAGGTATCTATCCTCGTTGGGCCAAAGTCTATTCAAAAGGACCAGATAATAAAGACAACTATTCGGTCGGAGAATGGATTTTGATTGAGCACGGAAGATGGACGAGAGGTATAAAAATTTCTACCGAAGAAAATGAAGAAATAGAAATCCGTATGGTTGAAGCAGAAAGTATTTTAGCATACTCAGATGAAAAACCAAATAGTGTTCAGATTGGGGCAGAATATGCAGACGGAGAACATGCCACTGTAGATCCTAGTGCGTTTATTACACCAACAGTTACAGGTGCATAAATGACAAATCCATTTGAAGATATTGAACGCTTTGGCTCAGCGTGTGATCAAGAGCCTAACGAAGCAAACTACAAAATGTATCTTACACTGATTGACGAAGAAGTAGGTGAACTTGTAGAAGCTGTCGCAGCAGACGACAAAGTTGAACAACTTGATGCACTTATTGATATTCTTGTTGTTACTATGGGTGCTATTAGAGCAGGCGGCTTTGACGGAGAAGGTGCTTGG